TTACAGTAGCAGCAATAGCCATAATTGTAAGAGCAGTGCTCATATTAGATCCTCGCTATGAAAACATTTGGGCGAGGATCATAAAGGAATTTGTGTGCTGAAAAGATATGGCAAATGACTGGGATAAGGTAAGAATTTTGGCGGAAGATCACAGGAGTTCGATATGCATTTTAACACCATGTATTTATTGGGATTTTAATATTTACACTCTCTTTTTTATACACATCTCTATACACATTTGCTGGACTGACAAACTATCTATTGATAAGTCACCAGTGACAGACCTCATAAAAAACTTTTTTTTAGAAAAACTGTTCACACTGTTCACTGAGTATTTTTGTTTAATGAAATCATTATGTTACGCGGTGAATGGTTGGTGAACAGTGAACACTTTACTGTTCACTTTTGCCGTTTTGCAGGTAAAAAAAGACCGGCGATTGCCGGTCAGGGTAGGTTATTTCGTTATGGGGTCATCACATTTCGGCAGCCAGTCGGCGTTGCTTTCCTCTCTTAGCGTGAGATTGGTTTGTATGCCCTGATTTTTTCGGCGCTTCTCATAACTTAGCCCGTACTCTTTCAGCATGGCTGGCATCCCCTTACCAAACATGGTGAGGCTGAGAGTATTCCTGTAGCCGTGGGCTTCCATATACGCCAGATAGGCATGATACAGATACAGGCGCGGCTGACGCGGAATGATGTTGGCATTGCCAATATACATGCCCTCAGGCTCCGGCAGTGCCTCCAGATAGCCACAAAAATCAAAGGTCGGGTCAGCGTCGCGCTTGATACTTAGTGCCTCGTCGGAGTTCTGCTGTGACTGGAGCAGGGCACGCGCTGTCATCGGGTCGCTGAACTTCTGCATTAGCTGGCGCACAATCACGGCCAGCTCACGGGCGATTTTGTTCTTGAGCTGCGGGTCGCGTTCATCCGGGGCAATCTGTTCCGGGAAATGCAGAATCACCCGGCGACGGGAAACACCGCCGCTGCGGTCGGTAAAGCGCATCGGGTTGTTGTTCACGGCCAGAATCACCGCCGGGATATGGGTGGAGTAAGCATCCTTGTATTTCGGGTCGACCGAGACCGCATCACCGCCGGTGATGGCCTTGAGTCCTGCCCCGTCACCGCTCCATTTCTCCTGGTCAGGCAGACGGATGAGCGAGAAGCCAATCAACGCAGCACGTTCACGTGGTGATTCCAACGTTTCGATGGTAGCCGACGTGGCGTTATCTTCCCCGGCAAGCATGGTCGCAATTTCGGCCAGAATACTTTTCCCGCTGCCACCCGGCCCGGTCACTTCGAGAAAGAGCTGCCAGTCGTAACGGTTCGCCAGCACCATAAACAGCGCGGCCAGAATCACGTCGCGTTTTTCCGGTCTGCCACCGGCGGCGCGGTCGAGCCAGCGCCAGAAATCCGGCGCGTGAGTTTCCAGCGTTTCGCCCTCCACCGGCGGGGTAAAATCGACATCGCAAAGCGTGCGCAGCCAGTGCGATTTGTGGTGCGGGCTGAATGTGCCGGTGGCGGTATCAAGTACGCCGTTACGAAAACCAATCAGACGGCGCGCTGGTGCGTCCTGCTGCGGAATAATCAGTTTCAGAGTCTCCACCACTGAGGCAATTTTCCCCGACGAGAATGGGGCACGCAGACGCTGAAATAACCCGGCCACGTCGCGGGCAAAGTCTGACGGTGGAATGATTTTCCATATCCCGGCCTCATAGCGGGACAGGAGCTGGCCGTTCGCATCCACGGCCAGCGCTTCGCCGTAATGCTCATGCACCCGCATTGCCTTTTCACTGGTGCTCATGGCGGTAAATTCCGCCTCGCTCATGGTAGTGAAAGGGCTGTCAGCCGGTGGCCGGATGGCGTCATAAATGGCTTTCCGCATCGCCTCCTCACCTTTCTGAACGAACGCATCATTCCAGTCACCGAACACCGGCGGCAGGGCAACAATACCGTCACAGGCTTCTGCGGCCGCTGCGGCTTTGGTCTGGCCGTCGCCGTTAAGGTCGCGGTCGGCGGCGAGGACAATCTGACAGGCCGGGTATTTCTGACGGGCAAGGCTCGCCAGAGAAAGGAGGTTTGCGGACGACAGTGCCACCATGACGGTTTCCCCGGTCAGGTGATGTACGGTGAGCGCGGTCGCATAGCCCTCCGCTATCCACAGCCGTTTTCCCGCCTGTTTTTGCCCTTCGATGGTGTGGCTCGCTCCTTTTACCGCCCCGCCTTTCAGGGTGCGTTTGAGACCCTCAGAATTGATGAGCTGAAGGTTAACCAGTGCATCGGTATTGTCATACAGCGGCATCACCACATCACCGGCGCGGAATGTCACGCCGCCGGTTTTATGCATGACGGTGAGCGTCAGACATTCCAGAGTGGGGAAGCCCTTTCGGGTAAGGTAGGCGTTGCCGGTGGCCGGTCGGGTTTTCTCCATCAGTTTCGCGGCCAGCTCGGCCGCCGCTTTGCGGTCGGCATCGGTTTCAGCCTCTGCGGCCGCAATCACCTCCGGGGCAACCAGCGGCAGGTTGCCGGTGACAGCATTCACCTTTTGGGCGGCCTCTGAGGCAGATACATCGAATACCCTCTCAATCAGTTTAAGGCCGTCACCCGCGCCGCACTGGTTACAGAACCACGTGCCGCGCCCCTCTTTATCGTCAAAGCGAAAGCGGTCAGAGCCGCCGCATACCGGGCAGGCCTGATGGCGGTTTTTAATGACCTTCACACCCAGCGCCGGGAGAATGCGCGGCCAGTGGCCGCAGGCCTGTTTTACGGTTTCCGTTACATTCATTTTCATTGTTATTTTCTCCCTCAGTGCAGTACAGGCGATGTGATGTGACGGGCGCAAAGTTCATCCATCACCGCGAGCCCGAGAAAGGACAGTGACGGCGCGGCTTTCAGTGGCCCGGCTTCCATTAAATCTTCCAGTAATGCACAGGCAATCTGACGGCCCTTTTCCTCGCCGTGCTGGCGCAGATAGAAGCCCTCCAGCTCGGCGGCAATGGCGCTTTCCAGCGCGTCGAGGGTGAGGTGCGGGTAGCGGTGCTGGCATTCGCACACCGTCAGCCATGCACAGGCCACGGCGCGACGATACAGCGCGGCGCGTAATACGGGCGGTAATGGCTGTTTCATACGTTGCCCTCCCCGGTCAGCCAGTGCTGATTGCAGCGCTCAACCACGCCGTCGAGCTGGGCGGTCATAAGGTAAATCACGGAGGTGAGCTGTGACTGCTGAGCAGGGTCACGACGAACGGCCGTACAGTCCTGCACCTGCATCAGCTCATTGACGAGCTGGCCGACGTTGCGCATGTGCTCAAGGCATTCGAGGTCACGGGCGGTAATGGTGGTGTGTCTCATGCGCGCACCTCCGCAACCGGCAGACGGCCAGCGAACGAGAGGACGTAATCGCGAACGAGGGAAAGACGTGCGGCGTGCTCGTCACCGGCAACGGTGCGAAGCATACAGATACGGGGTTTACGGTCAGCACGACGAACGGCGGCAAACACAAAGACAAACTGCGGGTGTGACGGGGTGAGGGTCGTAGCCATAAGGGCAACCTCCAATAAGTAGCGGTAATTGCCACCACCGGAGTTCCTACGCTCATGGGTGGTGACCCGAACGGGGGTAGGAATACCGGCCTTATTGGAAACCGGCCAGCCCGAAGGCTGCCCCGCCCGGACCACCATTATCTGACAGGGGCCACGGTGTAAGCACCACAGACCGGAAAATGGGTGTTCCTGAGCAACGACGTAAAAAAAGACGCATGGCGCGTCTGGTGTCGCCAATAAGTAACTCGGGTTCCTACGCCCGGCTGTCGATTTTGCGACAGCGGGAAAACTATACCTGGAAATGGCGAAAAGAAGCAAGCCAGAAAAAGGGGCTGTTTGCTGAACGGTCATCATCATGCGTCATAACCCCGGTTGCGTTCGGCAATGCGGTCAGTCATCCATGCCGTGATTTCTGAGTGCGCCCACGCCACGTTTTTACCGCCGAGAGAGATTTGTTTCGGGAATGCCTCCCGGCTGATGAGGTCGTAAATGGTCGAGCGGGACAGGCCGCATAAATGCATCACTTCGGGCAGACGAATAAAACGCTCCTGGACGACATCAGAAAGCGGCATCAATGGGGCGGCAGGCGCTGAAGAAGGGGAAGAAAAAGCGGTGTGCATCGGGCTACCTCATAAAGTCCATACAGTGCCGGTCGTGTCCGTCCGGCTTCGGGTAGCTCTCTATTTTGTGAATATTTTCCCTCAGGGCAACAAGTCATTTTGTAGTGCTTTACCACACAACAGAGCGATTTTTATACAGTGGCAAACGTTGGCCGTTTTTTGGTAAACGTTGGCAAACCGGTGGCCTATTCCTGATTACTTTTATATATATATTTTCATTTTTTAATCGAAATAAAGTCTAAGTAAGCAGGCCGGTGAGAAAAACAGGATGGTGAACAGTAGTGAACAGTCGGTGAACAGTCATACCCTCAACTGTTCACCCTTTATCTTACTGTATTACTTATCTTTTTCTTTTCAGTGAACAGTAGTGAATAGTTATTAGTAAAAAAACAAACAGTGAGTAAGGTTTTCCTGAGACCTTTCTCTGGCCAGCCGGGTTTTAAGGTCTGTTTGTGCCATTTTTGCCACAACGGCAATGAATCGTGTTGTTGTGTCTGGCGCGGCAGAATCTCCTCAGATTGAAACGAAGAGGAGACCCGACATGACTCAGACTGCTGTTATTCCCGACTACCTTAAACCCGCAATGGAACGCCTTGAGACTGCCCGCTCGGCGCATCTCGCCAGTGCCAGCCGTATGGATGAAACCACGACGGCCATCAGCCAGGTGCAAACGCAAAAAAATGAACTGGAGCAGGAAAACGGCACTGATTCCGGCGCATGGCGTACCGCCTTTCGTGCCGGTGGTGCTGTCATTACCGATGAGCTGAGACAACGCCATATAGAGCGCGTGACACGGCGTGAACTGGCGCAGGAATGTGACAACATGGCTGAAGTGCTTTCTTTCGAGCTGGATAGCCTCCGGGGAGCCTGTGACCAGACGGCCAGAGCGTACCGTCAGGCACATCACAGCGTCCTCAGCCAGTATGCAGAGCATGAGCTTAATGCTGCCCTGCGTGATACCTGTAACGCGCTGGTCAGGGCAATGAAACTCAACATACTGGTTCTGAATAACCCGCTTGCCAATACCACCGGGCATCAGGGCTATATCCAGCCAGAACAGGCCGTTATGCAGCAGGTGAAAGACCGGCTTGAGCAGGCGGTGAAAGGCTGCGATATCCGTCTGACCGATGAACCGGTGCTGTTTAAAACAGGACTGTCGGCCTCCACGCTGCCGCATATGGAGCATGATGTTGCGGCCACACCCGTTCAGCGGAAAGTCTGGCAGGAAAAAATGCGGGAACGTGAAGCCGACCTGAAAGCACGGGGGTTACTGTCATGATGCGCTGTCCTTTCTGCCGCACGGCGGCCCACGTTCGCACCAGCCGCTATATGTCTGACAGCGTCAAAGAAAGTTACCTGCAGTGCCAGAATGTGCACTGCTCGGCGACATTCAAAACGCATGAGTCTATCTTTGAAGTGATACGTTCGCCGGTCGTCGATGAGAAACCCGTGCCGGTGCCGACAGCCCCCGTGGCACCCCGTCGGGTAAAAGGCTGCTACAGCTCGCCGTTCCGCCATTAATCAGGAGAGACAATCCGTGACCACCCTGACCTTACAGCAGGCCTATGACGCCTGCCAGACGAACAAAACCGCGTGGCTGAACCGTAAAGCCGAACTGACCGCCGCAGAGCAGGAATATCAGGAATTATTGCTGGATGACAATGCATCAGGCTCCCGCAGATTACAGACGCTGCGTGACCTGATTGACGTAAAAAAATGGGAAGTTAATCAGGCCGCCGGTCGCTACATCTTCTCGCATGAGGAGGTGCAGCGCATCAGCATCCGTAACCGGCTGCATGATTTTATGCAGCAGAACGGCGCAGAGCTGGCCGCTGCACTGGCACCGGAGCTGATGGGGATTAAAAACCAGCCCGCGATGATAAAAAATCGCGCGCTTGACCGTTCGATGGCATATCTGCGTGAAGCTCTTTCCGTCTGGCTGACCGCTGGAAATGACATTAATTATTCTGCACAGGATAAAGATATTTTAACGGCCATCGGATACAGGCCTGACGCGCCTTCGCGGGATGATAATCGTGAAAAATTCACCCCTGCACAGAACATGATTTACACCCGTCGACGCGCCGGACTGGCCGCGCAGTAGCCTGTCAAAAAATCCCCGTAAATCCCGCTATTTTTAACGAAATAAGCCATGCATCCATAAGGTGCATGGTTTTGCATGCATTTTCTCGCTCCGGCATGCCAGACCAGCGCCAGTCGTGGCGCGGCCTGAGACCATCTTTGCACCTGCATTAAAAGCGGCCCATTAAGCGGGCAGGCGTGGCGGGGAGAGCATTGCGCGCCAAAGCGTATTGATATACTGCCAGCATTTTTTGATACTCACACCCATCTACAGGAGTAGGTCACTACCGATGTAGAGCTTTTCCGGATTCAGATAAAACCACTTAGCATCGGAGCAAAGTAACTCAATACCGAACAATAAATATGAGCCCTTCGTGAAACCGGGTAAGGTCAAACTCATAAACCAACAAAAGAGGAAAAGTGGGATATGTGAGGCGTGTATGATTTTTATTTATTGGGCTTCGTTAAAAATGGTGATTTAATAGCCCTTTAAATTTATCACTTTTTAACTAACTCCGAGGGTTTATGGTTATTTTTGATGAAAAACGGCATTTGTATGAAGCCTTACTGAGGCACAATTATTTCCCTAACCAAAAAGGTTCAATAAGTGAAATACCTCCGTGCTTTTCTTCCAGAACATTCACACCGGAAATAGCAGAGCTAATTTCATCTGATACATCAGGGCGCAGGAGTCTACAAGGTTATGATTGCGTGGAATATTACGCCACCAGATATAATAACTTCCCAAGAACGCTGTCAATCATCCATCCAAAAGCGTACTCAAAGCTAGCCAAGCATATACATGATAACTGGGAGGAAATACGGTTTATAAAAGAAAATGAAAACAGCATGATCAAACCAGACATGCATGCTGACGGTCGCATCATAATCATGAATTATGAGGACGCAGAAACTAAAACCATAAGAGAGCTAAATGATGGTTTTGGACGGCGATTTAAAGTTAACGCAGATATATCAGGCTGCTTTACAAATATCTACTCACACTCTATCCCGTGGGCAGTTATAGGGGTTAATAATGCAAAAATAGCCTTAAATACTAAAGTAAAAAACCAGGATAAACATTGGAGCGACAAACTTGACTACTTTCAGCGTCAAGCTAAAAGAAATGAAACACATGGTGTTCCTATTGGTCCTGCAACCTCAAGCATTGTTTGTGAGATTATTTTAAGTGCTGTGGATAAGCGTCTTAGGGATGATGGATTTTTATTTAGACGTTATATAGATGATTACACATGCTATTGCAAAACACACGATGATGCTAAGGAGTTTTTACATTTACTCGGTATGGAGCTGTCTAAGTATAAGTTATCACTGAACTTACATAAAACTAAAATAACTAATCTCCCAGGAACTTTGAATGATAACTGGGTTTCTTTGCTTAATGTAAATTCACCAACAAAAAAACGTTTTACAGATCAGGATTTAAACAAGCTAAGTTCTTCTGAAGTAATTAATTTCCTAGATTACGCTGTACAATTGAACACTCAGGTTGGTGGTGGAAGCATACTGAAATATGCTATTTCCTTGGTTATAAATAATTTAGATG